TCTTCGTTAGTAGGGGACTCTTTCTTAGTCATCCTAAAAACAGGCGGAATAACTCCAACGTTCAACTTAACATCTGTATCATGTTCCAAGTGAACACCAACTATACGGTTTTTACTGTCTAGTATGGGGGCTCCTGATGTTCCTACGGTCGTGCTGGCCGCATAATTGACATGCCACGACTTTGTTGCGCTAAGCTTCACAGCAGCGCTGGATACACATGGATTACCTTCATAAAATTGGTTTATTTGTACGGGCTCTCTCGGTTGAACTCTGGACGTCCAAACTCCTACTTTCATTCCTAGTGTGGAAAACACACATGAAGGAATAGAGAGGATCAGGTAGTCCAAATGCTCAGTACGAGATGCCGCTACTACATTAGCCTTGACAGAACTGAGCTTTACGCATTTCTCCCCTTTTCTTAAGTTAATCAAAGCGGTTCTGTTATAGTCCAGTACATGATATGCGGTCAGTAAACAATCCATTCCGTTAAATTTAATCCTAGAAAAGTGTCCTATCAAATTTCCGTCCACTTCGAAAGTTCCCTGGAAATCAGGGATCTTATCGATCTTGTACAGCTTTGATGTGGATAAAACTGCCTCCTTTATAGTCTCAACAGTAGTGCCCTTATCTCTGTTGGCACTGCTGAAAGACTTCAACATTAGGCAGTCTTCAGTTTGTCTTTCTGGTTGTAAGTAAACCCTGTGGTTCTCATCTGCTAGCAAATAAACGCCTGTCTCGTCAGTATAGATTGCTGATGTTGTTCTTTTCAACATTTGAATCTCTTCAGAGGGCCTGTAAATTTGCATTTCTCTCAGTGTCTCTTTCTCCATTTTCCTACGATGAAATACATTACGCACAAAAATCAAAGGCTTAAAAGCACAAAGATAAAGGCAGCATGTAGAACTAACACATAGGCGGTAGATTGGGACACATAGATATTTGGAAAACAGTATAAGAACACTCCACAAGAATTTTAATAAGGGAACAGAAACTCGTAAGAGGATACTAACCACGCAAATGCTTGCGGCGATAAGAATCGTCCATCCAACATAGGTCTTGCTGAGTTCCTTGAAGGGATGTTCGAAAACTTCCACTATCTCCTCAGCGACTGCAATGCTGGCGTTCAACGCTTTCTCCAAAACAACTGCTTCTTTAGATATCGTAAATACGATACTTCTGAGAGCGGGAACAATATTACTTTTCCCTCGCTCATCCCAAACGTCATTGGCCTCCCATGGTCCAAATCCTTCGCGTTTCACACGGGACTGTACTTCATTGGGTTCCACTATCATAATCAAACAACATATATTC